GTTCAACATTTCTGTAGGCGTGACGGATGAGTTTATGAAAGCTGTGAAAGAAGACTTAGACTTTGATCTAAAGTTTGATGGACGTGTATACAAAACTGTTAGTGCTACTGCACTGTGGGATCAGATCCTACGTTCCACATGGGACTGGGCAGAGCCTGGTATTCTCTTTATTGATCGTATCAACAAGAAGAATAACCTGTGGTATGCAGAAAAGATTGCAGCTACCAACCCATGCGGTGAGCAACCACTGCCACCCAATGGTGCATGTCTACTTGGTTCATTCAACCTAACTAAGTATATAATAGAGCATGATGGTAAGTATGTCTTCAACATGAATCAACTACGCAACGACATCCCACATGTTGTTCGTGCTATGGACAATGTGGTTGATCGTGCAACGTATCCACTAAAAGAACAGGAGCTAGAAGCCAAGAGTAAAAGACGTATGGGCCTTGGTGTTACTGGTGTAGCTAATGCTATCGAAGCACTAGGGTTTGAGTACGGCAGTGAGAGATTCCTGCAAACCCTTGAAGAAATCATGGGGGTGATTAGGAATGTTGCTTATCGTACATCTGTTGAGCTTGCTGTGGAGAAGGGGCCATTTCCTCTCTTTACTCAAGCTTATCTTGAATCTGATTTTGCTAAGTCTCTTCCTGATGATATCCGTAATCTCATTAGTGAGTGTGGTATCCGTAACAGTCATCTTCTTTCGGTTGCTCCAACAGGAACTATCAGCTTGTCAGCCGACAACGTATCCTCAGGCATTGAGCCAGTCTTCTCCCATTACTACGACAGAACTATCCAAACCTTCGATGGACCCAAGGTTGAACGAGTAGAAGACTATGGCTACCGTGTGTTTGGTGTGAAGGGTAAAACTGCAGACGAACTGTCAGTGTTTGATCACGTCAAAGTATTGAACGTTGCTTCTCGTTTTGTTGACTCAGCTTGTTCTAAGACCTGTAACACAGGTGAAGAAGTAACTTGGGAAGAGTTCAAGCAGGTGTATATGGATGCCTATGACGGTGGTGCTTCTGGTTGTACAACCTTCCGTGCAGCAGGTAAACGTTACGGTATCTTGAATGCTTCTACCTCTGAGGATGTAGTCGAAGAGCAAGAAGTAGAAGAGACACAGGACTACGTGGATGAAGGTGGTGCTTGCTACTTTGATCCTGCTACTGGTCTACGTCAGTGTGAATAGACAACGTAGAAAGAAACTGGGCACTGTCCCTTCACCCTGCATAAAGGTCTGTCGTATTGAAGATGGTCTTTGTGTGGGGTGTAAAAGAACACTTGACGAAATAAGGGATTGGATGATACTGTCCGAATACGAGCAGAATATGCTTATCTATGAACTAAAGTGGAGACAACTAAATGGCTAAGGTGCAACTGGTAGGTTCATCAGCAAACTCACATCAGAGTATTAAAAAGAAAACCTCTCAGTCAAAAAGAATATCTTCAATGAAGTTAGGTTCAATGAACAAGCATAAACGTAGGGCAACCAAACCGTATAGGGGTCAAGGCAAATGAGAAACATTGCACCAGGTGTGAAGTATGTGAAGAAACCTTTTAATCCTGTGAACTACAAGCTGTATGACAAGCTTGGTAGGGATAAGCTAGAAGAATATCTAGTTACAAAAGGACATAAGGTTTTACACAACCAAGAAGATTACAACGTAGATCTTATCACAATGAGAGATGGGTTTACTTATTTCAACGAGGTAGAGATTAAGTTAGCTTGGTCAGGTGACTGGCCTACCAACTGGGCTGAGATCCGTATCCCCTCAAGGAAGAAACGTCTTGTTGAAATGTACAAGAACGATAAAGGTGTCCTCAACTTCTACATCTTTAGCAAAGACATGGATCGTGTGTGGAGAATCAAAGATACTCTTATGACTGAGGACAGAATCAGAGTAGCAAAGGGACGTAACATCTATAAGGGTGAGTCCTTCTTTCACATACCATACCAAGAGGCAGAGTTAATTTTATTATGAGTTACTGTAGTAAGTGTGATAATCTATTAGATGACAACGGAGTTTGTGCAGAGTGTGAAGATATGTTTGATGCAGTTCAAAGACCAAGCCACTACGGTCAAGGTGAGATTGAATGCATTGACTACATCAAAGACTTCCTTACGAGGGAGGAGTTTATAGGCTACCTTCGAGGAAACATAGCAAAGTACTTGCACCGTTGGCGATATAAGAACGGTGTGCAGGACTTGGAGAAAGCTCAATGGTATCTAAAAAGACTAGTCGAAGTAGCATAAATAAAAAAACCCTTGAGCAAGAAGCCCAAGAGTTTATTCAATCCGAAATTCCTAGTGGAGACATACCATCTAGGGATTACTTTGCAGGTGCAGCCTTGTCAGGGTTACTAGCATCTGGAAAGTATTTACGATCAGACGAGATCGTTGATCAAGCATTCTGTTATTCCTGTCTGATGCTTGACTACAAAAAGACTAAAGATAAATCGTCTTAAACTAAACCCCCAGTTAATTCCTGGGGGTTTTCTTTTATCTTCTGATACCAGACTCTTCTTCTCTTGTTTTCTTTCTGGTGGATTCACCTTCAATAAAGGTTAAGATTAAACTTAACTGAGGAGGATCAAGCTCCCACAGTTTATCTTCTCTCACATCAAAGGCTTCCAATATTTCTTTGAGTCTTTTGTTTGTAGTCTTTTGTGTAATATCATAGATCAATCCAGCCTTTCTAGGTTCATCTGTTTTAGATCTTTTCAAAACTCTTTTTACATCTTTCTTTGCTGCTTCAAGAGCAAGACTTACTCTTTCTTCTTTGTCAGAAAGAGATAACTCTTCCCATCCTCTTTCAATAGTAACGTCAGCCCACATCTCCAAGTAGGGAAAGATATAATCTTTAACAACATTCTCTGCCTCAGGGAGACTATCAATACCATCCCTCCAGTTACTTCTTCCAATGTCATTAAATAGTTTCTCTATTGTTGTCGGTGCAGCTACAGCACGAGAGCCTACAAGTCTACCTAGATCAACACCTGCAGGGCTTTCCTGAGTTGCTGTTGCTTTCTCTTGTCTTCCTTCATTATATTCTTCCATTGCTTTTGAACCAAGCATGTTAAATATTTGATCAACATATCTGATGGTGTTGTTGAATGCTTCGTTACCTTGTTTCTTATCAAGTACAACATAGTCTTCACCCTGTGCAAAAGCTAGTGCTTGGTTGACTGGATCAGCAAACCTAGTGAAGCCTGAACCATACATAGCTATCCCTTCATTCATTAATCTAAGGGCGTTGTCTCCTGCTGCTGTACCGTCTAACTCAAAGATGTTTGTTAATAGTTCACTAAGAACTCTTTCCTGTGTACCTAAGTTTCTAAGGAAGCCTTGGACACCTAGCTCTTTAACTATTTTTAATAAGTCTTGAGGTATCTCACCGTCCCTAATTCTGTGTGCCATTACTCTTCCAAGGAGTTTAAAATGGCTGTAAGGGAAGTCGTATTGTCTGCTTACTACCTGACCATTAGACTGTCTTTCTTCATGCCAAGCAAGACCTTCCTCTAGGTTCTTCTTTTCTTTCATTGTCACTATGGCGGCAGCACCCCAGCCAGCAGCCATTCTAGCAAAACCTTCATATGGATCTTGCTCAATACCTGCCACCTTTCTGTACAACATTGTAGTACCTGAGTGTCTTGCTACAAAAGCTAAGGTGTTATTAAAGAACTGACCGAATGGTGCAATGGCACCAACTATAGGAATCTTTCTTGTGTCCTCTATGATCCCTGCAAATAGAGCAACAGGGTCACCCTTCCTTGCTTGTGCAGGGTTGGTGAAGGATCTAGAAAAGGTATTGTCTAAGGCATCAACAACAGCCTTAGTTTCAATCTTCATAAACTTTCTGTAAGCATCTGAAGCTGGATCAGATAAGTATTCCCACACATCGTCTTGAGCCATGAACTCATTGAATGACATGTCGTACTCTAGACGTACACCCTTATCAACAGCATACATAAACTCTTGTGTTTTAGTAAGGAAGTCTTGTGCCTTTACACCATAAAGAGTTTGTAGTTTTCTAGTTAGCTTTTCAAAACCAGACTCTGTTATCTTTTCCCCAGGGATGAGGTCAAGCTCTTTCATTACATCGTTTACTTCTACACCACCTATGATGTACCTAAACAATTCATTACGAGCTTCTGGTCTGAAGGTTAAGTAATCCATAGCAGCTTCGTAAGTTGTGTATGGATCTACTAAGTTCTTCATCTTCTGTGCTTGAAGATTAACAAGTTGCTTTGACTTATTTCTAAAAGCAACTGCACTGGCCTTGTCACCTGTAAGATGTTTAAGGATACCAGTGCCACCATACAAACCAGCCTGAATCATGTCAGAGAAGGACTGCATACTTGAAGCTTGAATCCAACCCTTGATGTTGAGGGCTGTTGTACCTGGGTGCATAACAAGAAACTTAATAAAGTTCTGCTGAACCTTCATTGAGTTTTCTTTTATGTAATCACCTACACTCTTTTTTACAGGATCAAGAATTATATTTACTGCTTGAACATTGTTTAATTCTTCAAATGGTACACCTGCTATCTCATCTAATTGATTGAGTTGTCTAGACAAAGCAAGCTGTTTACCTGCTCCACTAGCTTTATAAGCTTGAAGTTTTAAGAAGTCTTCCACAGATAGTCCCTTATGAACATCTTCAATTGCATTATCAAAGATACTATCAAAAGAGTCTTGAATACTTTTCTTTGTGCTTGCATCTAGTGCTTCGTATACCTCACCAAGATATAAGTTTAACCTATCGTTTGGTCCTCTTTTTTGCCATTTTTGAACACCTGCATCGTAAAGGATATCTCTTAAACCTTTAACAGATGAACCATCTCCAAATAAAAAGTATCTTA